CCCTAGGCCAACTCATGACCATTCACCTTTAAGTTTCCGGTGCGCACTCTGTTAGGCTGCAGTCCAACTACAACCTAACGACGCATCCACTCAGGATGCGATTTCCGGACATCACTCAGATGTCTCATACTCACGAACGTTTCCGAACTGTGTCCAATCTCTAGAACACATATAAGTTCGGAACGTTCCTGACAAAAACTCCTCTTTGATTTCATCATAATTCAAGAGGACCAAGACATGCAGCAAATCGCCAGCCTGAAACCAAGAAATAATATCCTTCTGCATTTGCTCAAATGCTTCTTTTCCATGCAAGAAAGCTTCCCTCTGGGCTGACAACGCCACATCTTTCAGGCGCACATCAGCACTAACGTCGGCGTCACTCATCTGGAAACAAAAGGATTTATAAATAGAGTCCCATTCAATGGGGGCCAAATAGCAACCCATTTCTTGATCATAAACAAATTTCCTCTTAAGAAAAGTTGCTTCCTCCCAAGGAATATGGGCGCGGAGCGCTTTATCTTTATCGGCTGGAGTAACAGTATAACCGCACAAAGCATACACTGGAGAAATGGTAATCATATTGTACTGCTCAATAATATCTTCAGAAATCGATGAAATATTATCATCTCCTGTGGTGGCTGGCTCTACAAAACTTCTAAAGGTCCAAGCACTTCTGCCACAAAGGTAAACAAAAGCAATTCTCATTAAAATGGAATTAACAATACTATTAAAAATGAGAGTAATGATAATACCACTGGGCAAGCACATTTCTCTCTCAAATAAATCGCACATGAAAACGACGGTTTGAACATCTAACATTTTACAAAGGTAATAAACTCTCTTCTGATCAACTGGATCGTACCCAAGTCGCATGGACAAAAGATAGAAAAACATCGCAACAATATCAATAAAGACAATTTCATGGGAAACATCAAATCCCGAAAAATCCATATCGATAAAGAAAGGATGTCGTCGTAACCTCTCAGCTAAAGACGTCCATTGACGCGACCCGGCATTCATTCCCCCATAACATTCAGAAAATTCGGGATAAGACATCAGGAAAATAATCAATGGCATTAAAAAGATTCTCATTACATAATTAAAATCAAATCCAACCACGCCAAACAACCGAATAAAATAATCACGAATTTTCTTAGCTTTTCTAACCTCATCCTTAGGAGAAAAATCAACTTGGAGCACAGGACAAACACCTTTGTCCAAGTAGGCCAACAACTCTTCACAAGCATCTACAAAAGCTTGCTTCACTTTCCACAGATCATTCTCTTTATCAATACAATCAAATAACATATATTTATCCTTAATTCCCAACTTTCTCCAACGTCTACCGACTGACGTTTTAAAGTCAATACGATCTAAATTAATCGTTGGGTCTCCGAAAAACGCTTCAACCTTTGTCGCCGGACGAAACTTAATCTTTTTCTCCTGCACAAATTTTGGAGGACAAGCATCATCAAGATAAGCTCTCATACAATCCATTGCCAAACCCCAAGGAAGACGGAAATGTCTAACGTTTCTAAAGAAATTAATTAGCACAGATCGATACTCACCTTCATCATTAACGCCTTTAAGTTTTCCGGGAGGTTCATAGGGCTCACTCAATCTAGGAGCCACAAGATCATATAATCGCGTACGCTTAATTTTCGTGTGAAAGGAAGCATTGGACTCCTTAAGAGTACCCATAGGACGCAACAATGGATAAGATAAATTGCGCAAATCACTATTAGGAGCCAATGGTCCAAATTCTAAACGACCCATCTCTCCTGCAAACTCATGATATGCAACATCTGGAAAGGGAAATTTCATCGACAACGCCTCATACATTGATCGAGTAAACAAAGAACCATGAGTATAGTTGGTGCGTCTTCCAAGAATATCCATTTCAGGACGCCCAGCAGCAAGTATACCAGCAACAAACCAGCCTTTTGGAACACTTCCTAAAATAATAGTTCCACAATCGCCTGACTTAGAAGTCTCGGGCCACATCACGGATCGATACTTATGTCCAGCAAGCATAGGGAGATGATACATCGAATGTTTGCACAAAGCACTTTTATCGGTTAATGTATTATAAACCGTGAAAGGAGTGTCTCCAACTTCATCAGGTAGCAAAGTATACAATGGATACACTGCTTTATCAAACAAATTTCTGACCAAAACAATCTCACTTTCATCAATTGAATAAACATCATCCTCACGATACGCTCTTTCAAGATTGTTAATGACAATTTGAATAGGGAAAGATATCTTCTTCCAGTTGGCTTGACTCCAATAAGGTATATCAGGATTTTTGTCTATACGAGTATAAAGATAATGTTTGTTGAAAGCAATCCAGTCTGGGCCAAGATAAACAAATCTACATGAAATGCCTCCTTCTCCAGACTTGAGTTCACCCTCAACAGTATTCCTTTTCGCAATTTTCCGAATATCCTCAAAACCCATCCCCGTCTTTTCCAACTTAAGAAATTGAGATTTAATGTCAGCTTTACTCCAACTTCTCATCTGTTCAGGGGTCCAATTTTGCTTCTCCTCAGGAATAGCTAAACTAAACGAACTTAAATCAGTATTATGAGGATACAGAGGGCGCCCAAAAGCTTCAGCTTGAGGTTGGGATTTTGAGTAAAACTTGTACAAACTATAAGATCCTAAAACGCCCAATGTCAAATGTATTGCTTCTTTGTGATTATAGTAAAACAAACGAATCCTAGAAAAAGTTTGCATCATTGCTAATGCTCTCTCAGCTTCCGCTACATCGTCACTATGCAACATCCTCCTCCTAAAACGAATATCCATTACAAACGGGACAAAATATGGCGACGTTATTGCACGATCTAAATAATAATTGATTTGTTCTCCAAATTTTTCAAGAAATTTTCTCTTCAAATACCTCAAGAACCAAGGAAACAAGGCAATTAACATCAAAGCTAAAGCCATACATCCTACAAGGTGTGTAATCTCATCACTATAAGCAACTGCAGCATTATTTGGGACGTCATAGTCCAAATCCCAACCAAAAGCTTTATCTTTCTTCTTCACCCGTAGAGCAGGAACATAGCTTTCTGGAGAGTTAACATTTTCTCCTGACGGAAAGTACTTCACATCTAATCGCCTCAAAGATGCCACATAGTGCTGAGTCCACTCTATTGAATCACAAATTCCTGGACGCACAATTTCTCTATAATCATGACGACCATTATTCGCAACATGCAACATATGAGACAAACCACATCCGCACGTATTCTCTGGTGCTTCAAATATGGTATTATCGCGAGCTACAGCTGTAAAATGCGCATTAGAACGTTCTATCAGCAGGCGCACAAATTGAGCGACTCCCATCTTTTCACCAGAGAATAGCCATCCAAAACGAGTATGCTGAGTATAAAAGGAACCAATAACAAATCTAGTATATCTATTTCTGACACCTTGAGGAAGATGCTTAACTTCTGCAAACTTGAGACTACGCCCTTGATCATCTTCAAAGAAAACGCGAGCACAGAGGCCAGTTGCCATACGTCTTTCTAATTTATTAGCAGGCTCACAGCCAACGAATTCACTATAATTAGAAGACATCAATAGATACTTCACTTTATTAAGAGCAATTCCTTTTGCATCCACAGCAGCGGCTTTTATGTCAAACTTTGCGGTATCTATAGCACGCTGAAGAAAAATATCCAAAGGAATCATATCCAATTGGCGATACTGCTCGTAACTACTTGGCATATCATTCACATTTACGGCAAAAGCATCCTGATTAAGGTTACCGGGACCTTCTGCTGCAAATTTATCTGATATATTATACTGGACAACATCACCTACAAATCTCTTCAATGCCCATAGTCTAGCTAAGACATTAATTAAATTGGTATTAATTACAGTCTTTCCTGCACCCGGATCACCTATAAGCACTATTGGCATAGGCTGCAAACGAGCAACATTATTCTTCAACCACATACGACGTTCTTTAATATAATTACCTAATTCATCTATTTTTCTTGATATAATGGGATCAGAATAAATAAATTTCCTAGATTCTATTAAAAATTCTGCATGTTTCATCTTGGCCAATATCTCATCACGCGTGTCTGTACTGTTCTCCTCATACAAAAGCACACGAGCTTCTGTCAAAAATCTTACATCACGCGGCAGATCAAAAACATCGGTCCAAGAAGCACCTGGTTTAGATAATCTCATAACTGCACCATAAATTGCTTGCATACTACCAATAGCAATATCCAAAATAGAACCACCTTCTGGCAACGAATCCCACTGTACCAATCTCCTCAAGAAATTAACAAAATAACTATCGCTGCACATGGGAAT